CAAGATTCAACCAGTTTGATATCGACTTCAATCAGGAGAAGTATCTCATTGAGACAAGGATCTCCGGCGCACTGACAAGAGCTTATTCCGCTATCGCTCTGGAGAAGCTGGTAGGTGGCACCCCTTCCGTCGATAACGACCTGTAATTGAGGAGGGAAATACCATGACAAACACAATGAATTTCGGTCAGGCAATCGAGGCTCTCAAGCAGGGCAAGAGAGTTGCACGCACAGGCTGGAATGGAAAGAACATGCACCTTGAACTCCAGCGTCCCGACGAACACAGCAAAATGACTCTGCCGTACATCTATATGTATACTGCGCAGGGTGATAATGTTCCGTGGCTCGCAAGCCAGACGGATATGCTGTCTGAGGACTGGGTTACCATCGAATAAGATGGCTAAGTTCTGCGGAAAGATAGGCTATGCGGAGACCGTTGAGACGACCCCCGGCATATGGCAGGAGCGCATAACCGAGCGAGCCTGCACCGGGGAGCTCCTCCGGAATACCCGCAGATTACAGGGTTCTGACCGGGTGAACTCTGATATCACCATAGCAAACGAGATCAGCATAATCGCAGACACCTATGCAAACGGGAACTTTCACGCAATGAGATATATCACGTTCATGGGGTCAAAATGGAGAATAGAATCAGTCGAGGTGCAATACCCCCGGCTGATACTTTCCATCGGCGGAATTTACAACGGAGAAACGGCGGAGGACAGCGATGACAAGGCTTGAACTTCACAGAATTCTGACTGATATTTCCGGAGTAAGGGGTGTTTACTACCAGCCGCCCGAAAGCCTGAAGCTGAAATACCCGGCAATTATTTACTCCCGGTCGCGTATCGGGAACACGCACGCTGATAACAGGGTTTATCGGCAGGACAATATATACGAACTCATCGTGGTCGGGGCTTCTCCGGACAGTACGCTGGCTGAAACAGTCGCGGCACTGCCTATGTGCAGGCATGACAGGCACTATGTTTCGGACAATCTTGACCACGATGTTTTCACTATTACGATCTAAGGAGGATATTTTTATGCCTAAGTTAGTCTGGGATCAGACAGGAGAAAAGCGCTACGAGACCGGCGTTGACAGGGGCGTCCTTTATCCCAAGGACACCAGCGGAGCATACCCCAGCGGTGTTGCGTGGAACGGTCTTACAAAGGTTTCTGAAAGTCCGTCAGGAGCTGAGAACACCGACCTTTATGCAGACAATGCAAAGTATCTGTCGCTGACCTCGGCTGAGGATTTCGGCGGCACTATCGAGGCTTACACCTATCCGGACGAGTTCATGGCTTGCGATGGCTCTGCCGATCTTGCGCCGGGTATCGTGGCAACACAGCAGGACAGACAGCACTTCGGCTTCTCATGGAGAACCCTTATCGGCAACGACGTCGAGGGCACAAAGCACGGATACAAGATACATATTGCATATGACGCTGTTGCGAAGCCCTCAAGCAAGGACGACTCCACTGTGAACGACAGCCCGGAGGCGGTTTCTTTCTCATGGGAATTCTCAACAACCCCCGTTGCTGTGAACAAGGACGGCTTCAAACCTACCGCGCATATCATCATTGACTCCACAAAGCTTGATGAGGGCAAACTCCAGAAGCTGGAGGAGATCCTCTATGGCTCTGAGAATGCAAAGGCGAGACTTCCGCTGCCGGACGAGATATTATCCGTCATCGCTGCGGTTTAAGACTTCGCTTTCTTCAAAATGAAGCGGCGGACGGACTTCTGCCGCTTCTTTTATTTCCCCGTGCGGGGGATCAAACCGATTGCTGCCGGGATATTTTATCTACGAAAGGAAAAACACTATGCTTACCAAAACTATCACCTACACCGATTACAACGGGGCTGAAAGGACTGAAAAGTTCTACTTCAACCTTACGCAGACCGAGCTTCTCGACCTTGAGCTTGACACTCCGGACGGCATGGAGAAGCTTGTGAAGTCGCTTATCGAGAAGAATGATAAGCGGGCTATCATCGCGCTTGTGAAGAAGTTCCTGCACAAGTCCTACGGCGTTAAGTCCGACGATGGCAAGCGCCTTATCAAGAACGACAAGGTGCTTGAAGAGTTCATGCAGACGGAGGCTTATTCGAAGCTTTTCATGGAGCTTGCTTCTGACGCAGAGAAGTCTGCCACATTCTTCAGCGGGCTTGTATCCGGCGCGCCTGCCGCCCCGGCTGTGAAGCCTGCGCAGGGCTGATAAGCGCGTATGCTCCGGATAACAGTTCCTGAAACGGAGCGCTGGGACAGCCAGAGGGAGGAATTCGTATATACGAAGCGGCAGGAACTTCAACTGGAACACTCTCTCGTTTCGCTGTCAAAATGGGAAGCACGGTGGAACAAACCTTTCCTGTCGCGGGAGGACAAGACCACGGAGGAGATATCCGACTATGTGTGGTGCATGACGCTTACGCAGAATGTTCCGGACGAGGTCTACGGCTGTCTTTCGCAGGAAAATATTTCGCAGATAGAAAAGTACATTGAGGCTCCCATGACCGCCACCACATTTTCGCCTGATCCGGCGGAGAGCGGCGGCAGGTCGATAATCACAGCGGAGATCATTTATTACTGGATGGTCTCTTTCAATATCCCCTTTGAATGCCAGAAATGGCACCTTAACCGACTGCTCACGCTTATAAAGGTCTGCGAAAGGAAGAGCCGTCCGGCGAGAAAGCGCAGCCAGCATGAGATCGCGGCGCGAAATCGTTCGCTCAACGCCCAGCGGAGGGCGCGGCTCGGTTCAAGGGGATAAATCCAGAAAACGGTCAAAATGGCGGCGGCGTGGGTGCGGACTTGTCTGCTGCCTTTTTACCGGAACATATCGTGAAAGGAGGTTCACGGCAATATGAAAACCGACTGGAAAAGAAAGCTGACAAGCCGGAAAC